TGTAGACCTCACGGCCAAATTCGAAATATTTCAATGCTACATTCTGAATTGCCTCAGCACTTGATTGTTCCATGGACAAAACCTCGGATCTCAAGTGTGTATGCAACATCTTCGAAATCGAATCCTCCTCAATAGGAGATCTGTATAAACCTAATTCATCATCCCAAACTGCGAAATGCTTCAAAAATGAAGCATCACTAAGATTGATGTAAGGTACAGATTCTGCTTCTTTATCAGCCATGGTGTACTTAATACTTACCTTAGCCAACTGAGCAGAAATAGCAGTATGATTAAAATCATCATATCCCTCTGCTACTGTCATAATGTTGTCGTCGCCATAAGTCATAATTGAAACTTTGGAATTGAAAAGTGGCACCTTCCACCATCTCTTCTCCTTTGCAATAGCATACCAGCAATAACGCAAGTAAAGAGAATTAACAAAACTGTTAATAACGACTGTCAAAGGATGTCCAGATGGGTTTGATCCCATAAACTGAACTAAAGTTCCAAAATAATCATAAGTCGGATAAGAAATCTCAGTGGCAATACCACGCATAATGGTGAGATCTTCCTCATCATAATTTCCACTCTTTTCTGCTAACTTAATTAAAAGCTTAAAAGCAGCCAACATAAATTGGGGGCTCATGCGTCCATCAAAATTGGCGAAATCGCCAGCAATGGCACGCTCCCAACCATGCTTACCAATGTGCTCAAATAATTCTGTCCATTCAGGTGATTGAACAACAGTACCAACAGCACATTCAGTAGCAATCTTGTTACGCTGCACCAAAGCAGCAAGTGAAAGAAAATACTTACGAACAAGCATTACGAAGGGCATGTTTGCCGCAGCAAATACACGCACCTTATCTTTCGTGAGTTTTGTGGGTTCATCCTTCAATGAAGCCTTGAAAATAGTGTTAATGGACTGACCAGCTAAAAGCTTGGCTTCCATCTTCTTAATTTCTTCAAGAATCATAGGATCCACATCACGAGGGCACGAAATTCCCTCAACATGGCGGTCCGATTTCTCAACGAACTGTGTCTTGGGTCCCTTCCCAGGGAAACCAATTGATGTTGAAAAATTCATCGGATTAATTCCCAACACTCCATCTAGTCCAGCAAGGTTAACATCATCACTGATCTTACCTACTTTAGCAAGTTCTGATGGAGGAATTGCCTCAAGGCTAAGACCATAATCAGTAACAGCCTTATTGAGCAATTCGGTATCAAATTCAGTGGCAGTATCAACCTTACCATTGATATCTAATTCCTTATGGCGCATAGCACCCATCTCCTTAGGTTTACCATGCTTCTTCTCAATATCCATAACGTCCTTAACGGCAACTGAAATGAGAGAAGTAACTACAGCACTCTTTGGAGTGGAACGAGCGGAACCATTGTGTCCTCCAATCACTTTAATTTTGGCATCAAGTTCCAAATCGTTAGTAATACATTTATCATGAG